AGGCTGGCGCGCATGGACTGTCCCGCGCCGCCCCCGCGCGCCGCCGAGCACCGCCCCGACCACAGCCGGGAGGTTGCGCGCATCCTGGACGGATGCGTTCCGCCCGCGGGGACGGCGGCGGAGACCTACCTCCGGGGCCGCGGCCTCGCGCTGCCCGACAGCCCCGACCTGCTGTTCCATTCCGACCTCGCCGACTTCGAGAGCCGTCGCGGCTGGCCCGGGATGGTTGCCATCGTCCGCGACGCCGCAGGCGCGCCCATGGGCGGCATCCACCGCACCTACCTGCTGGACGACGGCTCGCGGAAGGCGCCGCCCGGCAAGAAGATGCTCGGGCCTGTCGCCGGCGGCGCAGTGCGGCTCGCGCCGATGCCCGAGGACGGTCGGATCGGCGTGGCGGAAGGGATCGAGACCGCGCTCGCCGCCATGGCCTTGTTCGGCGTCCCCGCTATGGCGGCGCTCTCGGCCGACGGGCTGCGCCGCTGGCAATGGCCGGAGGGCACCACCCACGTCACCATCTTCGCCGATGCCGGGCACGCCGGCATGCAGGCCGCGGCAACGCTGGCGGACCGGCTGAACATCGCGGACATCCCCTCGCGCATCGTCGCTCCGCTGCACGGCGATGATTTCAACGACGACCTCCGTCGCGGGGTGACCGCGGCCGACTACGAGAAGGCGGCTGGCACGGAGCCGCAAGCGCCTGCCACACGGGCGGCGGCGGCGACAGTGGAAGAGCTGCTCACGGCCGCCTCCAGCCTCACCCGGCCGCCTGACTCCGAGCCGCTTGCCGATCTGCTGGGCCGGCTGGCCCTGGCGCGGCTTGACCCGCTCCCGGAGCGCCAGGTTCTCGACGGAGTGAAGACCGCCACTGGCATCGCCGTCTCCATCCTGGAGAAGCAGATGGCCGAGCTGCGCAGGCGGCTGAACGCCACGGGCGACGTCCGCCGCGCGCCCGTCCGACCGCCCTGGGCGTCGCTGCTGCGGATCGACGCAAGCGGCGCGCCGGAGCGCAACGAGGCCAATGTCATCACCGCGCTCTCCCTCGACGCTGCCTTCGCCGGCGCGCTCATGTTCGACGAGTTCAGCCAGGAGATCATCGTCGCTCGGGCGCTGCCCTGGGACCCGCCGGGCGCATCGCTGCCCCGGCCCTGGGGCGAGGCCGACGACGTGCGCTGCGCCGAATGGCTGCAGCGGCACGAGATCAATGTCCCGCCCGTCGTGGTCGGCCGCAGCGTCGTCGCCGTGTCGCGCAACATCCGCATCCACCCGGTGCGCGACTACCTCGAAGATCTGGCCTGGGACGGCACGCCGCGCCTCGACACCTGGGCCGTCGCCTATCTCGGCGCCGAGGACACGCCGCTCAACCGCAGCATGGCCGCGCTGTGGATGATCTCGGCGGTCGCGAGGATCATGCAGCCGGGCTGCAAGGCCGATCACATGCTGATCCTGGAAGGGCCGCAGGGCATCCGGAAGTCGACCGCCCTGAAGGTGCTGGCCTCCGAGCCCTGGTTCACCGACGAGCTCGCCGAACTCGGCTCGAAGGATGCAGCGCAGCAGATGCGCGGCATCTGGATCATCGAGATGGCGGAACTCGACGCCATCGGCCAGGCGGACGTCTCGCGCATCAAGGCCTTCCTGAGCCGCACCACCGACCGCTACCGGCCGCCCTACGAGCGCTACGTCGTCACCGTCCCGCGGCAATGCGTCTTCGCCGGCACGGTGAACCCGGACACCTATCTGCGCGACGAGACCGGCAATCGGCGCTTCTGGCCGTTGCGCTGCGGCGACATCGACCTGGACGGGCTGCGACGTGATCGTGACCAGCTCTGGGCCGAAGCCGTGGCGCGTTATCGCGCCGGGGCACCCTGGTGGATCGAGGACCGCGCCCTCGTCGCCGAGGCCAGTGCGGCGCAGGAGGCGCGCTACCAGGGTGACGCCTGGGACGCGCGGATCGAGCGTTGGCTCTTCTTCGAGCGCAGGCCGGTGAATGTCGGCGTCGGCCAATTCGAGGAGTGGCAGGAGCGCTTCGTGCCACGGGCGAAGCCGCTGACCGACGTCTCCATCGGCGAGGTGCTGGAAGGGGCGCTCGGCATCGAGGCGGCGAAGTGGACACGCGCCGATCAGATGCGCGTCGGCGCGTTCTTCCGTGCCAGGAAGTGGGTGAAGTACCGCGCGAAGAACCCGCCGCGGGAGTGGCGCCACGTCGCGCCGGGGACGCCGGTGCCATGATGCGGCGGCGCTCTTGTCCTACCTCGTCCTACCTTGTCCTACCTCAGCCATCGAGGTTGGACAGCCGGAAAGCCAAGTTTTCCGCGCCTTTCCGCTCGATCGTCCAGCCTTGTCCTACCTGTCCTACCTTTTCCCTTAGAGCCATACGCGAAGCATGTAGGTCGGTCAGACATACATTTTCCTATACGGGTTTAGGGAGGGGGTTGGCAGGTAGGACAGGTAGGACAGATCGGGACAAGCCGCTGATTAAGCAGCGAAATTCCTGTCCTACCTCTGCGTTCCAGGTCGGACGAGGTAGGACCACCAGCCATAGGCAGCGCCAGAGCCCGATCGTACGCGGGCCGCCCAGCGCAACGAACAGCCCCTTGAAGCCGGGCAGCGACGCCGAGCTCCGCCAAGAACCGCGCCGTCGCCGCCCTCACCACGACCCTCCCCTTTCGGAGACCACCATGGCTCTCGCGACTCTCCCCATGCCCGCCGCCCACGCAAGCGGTCCGCGCATCACCGCCACGCTGCCTGTCACCCCGCGGCGGCACGCCGTGCTCGCCCTCGATCTCGGCACCACCACCGGTTGGGCGCTGCGCGGCCAGGATGGCGGCATCACCTCCGGCACCATGACATTCCGCCCGTCGCGCTTCGAGGGCGGCGGGATGCGGTATCTGCGCTTCCGCGGGTGGCTGACCGAGATGGCCGGCCTCGCCAACGGCCTGTCACGCGTCGCCTTCGAGGAAGTCCGCGCGCATGCCGGGACCGATGCCGCCCACCTCTATGGCGGTTTCCTCGCCACGCTCACAGCCTGGTGCGAGCAGGAAGCCATCCCGTACGAGGGCGTGCCCGTCGCCACCATCAAGCGCTTCGCGACCGGCCGCGGCAACGCGGACAAGGCGGCGATGATCGCCGCCATGCGCGCCCGCGGCTTCGCGCCCGCCGACGACAACGAGGCGGACGCCATCGCCATCCTTCTCTGGCTCACCGACGCACAGGGAGGCCGCGCATGAGCCTGCCTGGCAGCCCCGCAGAGCCGCGCTGCGCACTCAACCGCGGCATCCGCAGCACGACCAACGAGACCGAGCTCAACGCCATGCGCGCGGCCGCGTGGCATCGGCATGGCATCGCCGCGATCCCGGTCGACGACATCACGGATCCCTGGCTGCGACAGGCGATCACCAACGAGGCCAACCGCCGCTGGGGGCGGCGGCAGGGAGGGAACGAGCATGGCCGGTAAGCGCAAGGCGAAGCGCACCAGGACGCCGCGCGAGGACCTGTCGAAGCCCTCGCCCTGGCGCCTGCAGCATGGCGGCTTCACCGACGGCGTGCGCGAAGCGGATCCCGAGACGGGGGCACCCGTCGTGCACCGATACGCCATCGACACGCTTGGCCTGATGCTGAACAACGGCACCATCACGCGCGAGATGCATGACGCGGGTGCGATCTTTCGTCGTCAGTTCCGCATGGCTGCGCTCGACCCGCTGCGGGCGCTGCCGCTGATCCGCATCCCCGGTGGCGGAGGCGTCGACACGACGACCGAGCAGCAAGTCCTGGCGCGGGAGAAGGTGGCTGCGGCGATCGATGCGCTCGGTGGTCCTGCCAGCCCGGCCGGCGCCTGCGTCTGGCACGTCGTCGGCCTCGAAACGTCGATCACCGAATGGGCGCGGCGCTCTGGGTGGGGCGGGCGGCCGATTGGCCATGCGCAGGGTCAGGGCGTGCTGGTGTCGGCGCTGGGCGTGCTCGCGATGCACTACGGGCTCACGAAGCGGGCAGCCTGATGCCGCCTGAGAAAAATGCGAAGCGCTACATCTTCGCACTCCCCAGCAGAATCTGGATTGGGTAGTGTCTCGATAGTCGCTGAAAATGCGGCTGCCGAGCGACGCTGACGCTCGATCGACACAGTGGCTCGCGAGCTGCAGGGTCCTTCCTGGGCCTGGCGTATGCGGGGGGCGGAAGCGCACCACTTTCCTAGCGCCAGGCCAGTTTTCCAGGTTGCCAGGTTGCCAGCCGCGGCGACCTCCAGTCCACGATCACGCAGGTGCAGATGCCCCAGGCCCCATGGTCTGCGAGCGCCGTCGAGGCGCGCGCGGTCGCCTCCCTGCTGCCCTATGCCGGCAACGCGCGCACGCACTCCGCCGAGCAGGTGGCGCAGATCGCGGCCAGCATTCTCGAGTTCGGCTTCGTCGCGCCCGTGCTGGTGGACGAGCGCGGCGAGATCATCGCGGGCCACGGACGGCTGCTGGCCGCGCAGTCGCTCGGCCTCGAGACCGTGCCGACCATCGTCCGCGCCGGCCTCACCGAGGCGCAGAAGGCGGCCTACCGCCTCGCCGACAACCGCATCGCGCTGAATGCCGGCTGGGACGAGGCGCTGCTCGCGGCCGAGATCGCGAAGCTGCAGGACGCCGGCGAGGTGGACCTCGCCTTCACCGGTTTTGCGGCGGAGGAGATCGACCGTCTGCTGGCAGGGCTCGACGCCGTGGCAACCGAGCCTGGCAACCCGGCGGTTGCCGCGCCGGCGGTTGCCAGCGGCGCCGTGGCAACCGACGCGCCGGTGCAGGAGGAGGCGGAGGATCCTGCCGACGCGGAACCTGAGCCGCCGCGCCAGGCCGTCACTCGACCGGGCGACCTCTGGCTCCTGGGCGAGCATCGCCTGCTCTGCGGCGACAGCACCGACGCAGCTTCGGTCGCGCGCGTCATGGGCGCGGACCGCGCGGCGCTGCTGTTCACAAGCCCGCCCTACGCGAACCAGCGCGAATACACCACCGGCGGCGTGTCCGACTGGGATGCGCTGATGTGTGGCGTCTTTCAGCATCTGGCGGTGGCGATGGCGCCTGCCGGCCAGGTGCTGGTGAACCTCGGCCTGATCCACCGCGAGGGGGAATGGCAGCCCTATTGGCAGGGCTGGCTTGACTGGATGCGGGCGCAGGGCTGGCGGCGCTTCGGGTTGTATGCGTGGGACCAAGGCCCTGGCCTGCCCGGCGACTGGAATGGCCGCCTGGCGCCGGCCTTCGAGCTGCTGTTCCACTTCAACCGCGAGGCGCGGCAGGCCAACAAGATCGTCCCCTGCAAATGGGCCGGCACGCCGAACAAGGGCAGCGGGCTCCGTGGCGCCGACGGCGAGGTGAAGGCCTACACCCACATTGGGCTGCCTGTGCAGGAAATGCGCATCCCGGACAGCGTGCTGCGCATCACCCGGCACAACGGGCGGGGGATCGAGACGGAGCACCCGGCGGTGTTCCCCGTCGCGCTGCCCGAGTTCCTGATGCGCGCCTACACAGATGAGGGCGAGGTGGTGTTCGAGCCCTTCGCTGGCAGCGGGACCACGATCCTGGCGGGCCAGCGCACGGGCCGCCGTGTCCGTGCCATTGAGCTCGCGCCCGCCTATGTCGACCTGGCCGTGGCCCGGTGGCGGATTCTGCACCCCGACCTGCCGGTGACGCTGGCCGACGATGGGCGTGACTACGACGCCGTCGCCGCGGCGCGCGCGGAGGCCCTCGCCGATGCAGCCTGATCTCCGGGTCGAGAGCATTCCGATCGACCGGGTGCTGCCCTACGCGGCGAACGCGCGCACCCATCCGGACGAGCAGGTCGCGCAGATCGCGGCCTCGATCGCCGAGTTCGGCTTCAACGTGCCGGTGCTGCTGGACGACGCGGGCGTGCTGATCGCGGGTCACGGCCGGGTGTTGGCGGCTCGGCGGCTCGGCCTGAACGCCGTGCCGGCGATCCGGCTCGGGCATCTGACTGAGGCGCAGGCGCGGGCGTACCGGATCGCCGACAACCAGATCGCGCTCAACTCGGGCTGGGACGAGACGCTGCTGGCCGAAGAACTGCGCGCGCTGCAGGCCGAGGACGTGGATCTCGGTCTCCTCGGCTTCGACCAGGAGACGCTGGATCGGCTGCTCGACGACACCTCGCTTGAGGAGAACGAGGCGACGGCCGAGGCCGCCGACCAGCCTGCGCCTGCGCCGCCCGCGGTTCCGGTGACGCGCCCGGGCGATCTCTGGTTGCTGGGCCGCCACCGGCTGCTCTGCGGCGACGCCACCAGCGCCGCCGACGTGGCGCGGCTGCTGGATGGGACGCGCCCGCACCTCATGGTGACGGACCCGCCCTACGGCGTGGACTACGATCCGGCCTGGCGCAACGAGGCTGGCGTCTCTGCCACGATGCGCACTGGCAAGGTCGCCAACGACGACCGCGCCGACTGGCGCGAGGCCTGGGCGCTGTTTCCCGGCGACGTAGCCTATGTCTGGCACGCGGGCGTGCACGCGCGCACGGTCATCGAGAGCCTCGAGGCCGCGGGCTTCGTGGTGCGCAGCCAGATCATCTGGGCGAAGTCGCGCTTTGTGCTCGGGCGCGGCGACTACCACTGGCAGCACGAGCCCTGCCTCTACGCGGTGCGCAAGGGCGCCACCGGCCACTGGCAGGGCGCGCGGGACCAGGCGACGCTCTGGCCGATCAGCACCGGTGGCGACGAGGACGCCGCCACCGTCCACGGCACGCAGAAGCCGGTCGAATGCATGCGTCGTCCGATCGTAAACAACAGCGCGCCGGGGGATGCGGTCTACGAGCCCTTCTGCGGCAGCGGCAGCACGATCATCGCGGCGGAGACCAAGGGTCGCGCGTGCTTCGCGATGGAGATCGATCCGCGCTACGTCGATGTGGCGATCCGGCGCTGGCAGGCCTTCACCGGCCAGGCCGCGGTGCTCGCCGGCGAGGACCGGGCGTTCGACGATATCGCCGCCGCCCGCGGTGTGCGAGCGACGGCGTGATGAAAGGGGAAAAGAAGATCTGGCGGGCGCTCATCGCGCCCGTTCCGCCTCGCGGATCTGCGCCAGCAGCTCGCCGAGCCGGTGGCGCCAGATGCCGGCGCCCTCGATGCAGTAGGCAGGGCCGTAGCGGCCGCTGCCGCCCCGGCGCGCGCTCCGAAGCCAATGCGCGTGGCTGAGGCGGGCGTGGTCGGCGAGGCCCTTGAGGTGCGTGATGGTGTCGGTCTGCTGCATCGTCCGTCTCCGTGCGGCGCGGCGGGATGCCTGCGCGTGAGGGACGCTTCGCGCTGTGGTTCGGCACAGCCAACTTCAGAAAGCGCCGGGGATCGCGATGACCCCCGGCACGCTCGATGATCCCGGCCGCTGTGGCTCGGCCGCGTCACTCGGCGATGCGGTAGACCGAGTAGGAGCCCTTGGCGCCCTCCTTGTTGGGGCCGACCATGCGGATGCGCTCGGCGGCGATGACGCTGATGCCCTGGCGCTTCTTGAGGCCGGCGAAAAATCCGCGGACCGTGTGCGGCTGCCAGCCGGTTGCCTCGCAGATCTGCGCGATGGTCGCGCCCTCCTCGCGGCGCAGCAGGGCGAGCACCGTCTCCTGCTTGGTGCCCTCGCGCGGCTTGCGGGGCGCGTCGGGGTCGCGGGCGGCGCGCGGCGGCGCGCCAGCCAGGGCGGCACGGAGCGCCGCGATAGGCTCCTCCATCGACTTGAAGTTCTCATAAGCGTAGAGCACCGCCGCGGCGGCGTCGCGCAGGTTGGCGCGCGGGGCGCGCACGGGCGCGGCCTGGGCGGCTTCCGGCACCGGGGCGTCCTCGTCCCGCGGCGCCTCCTCCGCCTCGCCCGTGGGCGCCGTGGCGGCCACCGGCGCGGCGGCCTCTGCGGCGGCGCGGCGCGCGGCGTTGCGGCGGGCGATCGCCTCGGCGCTCTGCTCGTGCTCCTCGCGCGCGTCGCCTGCGTTCGGGTCGATGCCGATGGCGCGCAGCCCGTCGTCGGTGATCTTGAGCAGCATCTCCTCGCCATCCACCGTCCACTTGGCGGCCGCGTCGTAGGCGGGGCGGTGCACCCCGATCACCAGGTCCTGCTTGAGCAGCGCCTTGGCCACCGTCTGCCGCGCACCGGCCGGCAGCCGCTCGGGCGGATAGGCGAGATGCTCGGGATGCTGCGCGGCCGCCTCGAGGATCGCGCGCTGCGTGTCGGAAAGCTTCGTCATGGTGCTGGTCTCCGGTGTCGGAAGCCGACCATCGGCCTCCTACTGCCGGAAGCCCCGCCGGGCGGGGCCCGGTCGGGGCTGTGCGGTATGCGTCTGCGTCAGACGGCGTAGTCCCCGCGCTTGAAATACTGGTCCGCGATCGTCTTGAGCTTCGCGGTGGCGTCGGCGAGCCACTCGGCCTCGCACCAGAGCACCGCCTCGGGATCCGCGCCGAAATGGTCCGCGCTGGCCTGCTGCAGTTCAGCGAGCAGGGCATCGAATTCGGCCTTCTTCGCGAGGAAGGCGGCGAGGCTGCGCTCCTGGTTGCGGGCGGCGCGGGCTTGGCGGTCGGTCATCGTGGTCTCCGTCGTGGTGCAGGGGCCAATCCCCTGCGCGTGAGGGACCATTCGCGCTGTGAGGCGCCGCGAGCCAAGCGCGATTAGCGATCATTCCACTGCTAAGTTCGAGGGATCTCGATCACATCATGATCGCCAACGCCGAGCCGGGCCGCGTGGCCTCGCAGCGCGAGCTGGCGCGGCGGCTCGGCGTCTCCCACACCGCCCTGCAGAAGGCCCAGCGTGCGGGGCGCATCGCGCCCGAGGCCGATGGCGCCTGGGACGTCGAGAAGGTCCGCGCGCGGCTGGCGGAGAGCAGCGATCCGACGCGCAAGACGGCGACGCTGGCCGCGCCCAAAGCGGCACCCGTTGCCGTGCCCATCGCGTCTCGCCCCGCGGTACCGGTGCCGCCGATCGCCGCCCCCGACCCCTTGCCGCGCGCAACGGGCAGCACGTTCCATGACGCGCGCACGGCCAACGAGGTGCTCAAGGCGCAGGAGCGCCGGCTGCGACTGGATGAACGCAACGGCAAGCTGGTGGACAAGGCCCGCGCCCTGCTGCTGGTGCATCGCCTCGCCAAGGAGGAACGCGACGCCATCCTCGCCTGGCCCGCCCGCGTCGCTGCCGAGATGGCCGCCGAACTCGGCGTCGATGCGCATCGGCTGCAGACAATGATGGACACGCGGCTGCGCCAGCACCTCGCCGCGCGCCATGATGTCCGGGTTCAGGTGTCGTGATGCCCGGCGAGCTCGGGACCCCATCGCGGCAAGCCGCGATGGGCACCGATCTGCTGGAGGAGCTCGGCCGCTTCGAAGGTGATGCTGAGATCTTGCAGGCCTGGCGCGACGGCATGATGCCGGAGCCGGCGCTGCTGGTCTCGGAATGGGCGGACCAGCATCGCATCCTCGGCAGTCGCGGCTCGGCCGAGCCGGGACCGTGGCGCACGGCGCGCACGCCCTATCTGCGCGAGATCATGGACGCGTTGTCGCCGTCCCATCCGGCGCGGCGCGTGGTGTTCATGAAGGGCGCGCAGGTCGGCGGCACCGAGTGCGGCAACAACTGGATCGGCTATGTGATCCACCACGCGCCGGGGCCGATGCTCGCGGTGCAGCCGACCGTCGAGCTCGCGAAGCGCTTCTCCGAACAGCGCATTGATCCGCTGGTGGAGGACACGCCCGCGATCCGCGAACGGGTGGCGCCGGCGCGCAGCAGGGATTCGGGCAACCGCCAGCTCTCGAAGGAGTTCCCTGGCGGTCAGCTGGTGATGACGGGCGCGAACAGCGCCGTCGGGTTGCGCTCCATGTCGGCGCGCTTCCTGTTTCTCGACGAGATCGACGCCTATCCCGGCGACGTCGAGGGCGAGGGCGATCCGATCGCGCTGGCCGAGGCGCGGGCGCGGACCTTTGGCTGGCGGCGGAAGGTCTTTCTGGTCAGCACGCCGACGATTGCTGGCCTGTCGCGGATCGAGCGGGAGTATCTGGCGACGGATCAGCGGCGCTACTTCGTGCCCTGCCCGCATTGCGGCCACTACCAGCACCTCCGCTTTGAGAGGCTGGTCTGGGACAAGGGCCAGCCGGAGACGGCGCGCTATCTCTGCGAGGCCTGCGACGCCCCGATCGGCGAGCAGCACAAGGCGGCGATGCTGGCCGCGGGCGAGTGGCGGCCAACGGCCACGGCCACGGACCCGCACGCGGTCGGCTTTCACATTTCGGCGCTCTACTCGCCTCCGGGCTGGATGCCCTGGTCAGAGATCGCGCGGCTCTGGATCGCCGCGCAGGGGGATGATCGGGCGATCAAGACGTTCAAGAACACTGTCCTCGGCGAGACCTGGCAGGAGAGTGGCGAGGCGCCGGATTGGCAGCGGCTCTATGATCGCCGGGAGCATTGGGAGCCCGGCACGGTGCCGATGGGCGGGCTGCTGCTGACGGCGGGCGTGGACGTGCAGCGCGACCGGCTTGAGGCTTCGATCTGGGCTTGGGGGCAGGACCGGCAGTCCTGGCTGATCGATCATCGTGTGATCGCCGGCAATCCGTTCGAGGCGGCGGTGTGGGAGGAGTTGCGGCTGCTGCTTGACGACACCTGGCAGCACGCCAGCGGGCACCGCCTGCCCATCGCCATGGCGGCGATCGACAGCGGCGACGGCATGACGACGGCGGAGGTCTATGCCTTCGTCCGGCGCATGGGATCGAGCCGCGCCATTGCCGTGAAGGGCCAGGACGGGTTGCGTGCTGCCATCGGCCAGCCGGCTGCGACGGAGGTCAGGCGCAACGGGCGCAAGCTCGGCGGGCTCAAGGTGTGGCCGGTGGGATCGTCCTTCCTCAAGGGCGAGACCTATGGGTGGCTCAAGCTTGCCCGCCCCACCGAGGAAAGCGGCAATCCGTTCCCGCCGGGCTATGTCCATCTGCCGGTCCATGCGGCGGGTGAGGAGTTCTGCCGACAGCTCACGGCGGAGCAGTTGGTGGCGCGGGCTGGCCGGAACGGCTTCCGCCGGCTGGAGTGGGTGAAGACCCGCGAGCGGAACGAGGCGTTGGACTGCCGCGTTTATGCGCGAGCGGCGGCGGCAGCGCTCGGCATGGATGGCTGGGGCGAAGGCCGCTGGGCGCGGATGGCGGATGCGCTGTCGCTGCCGGCAGCCGAACTTCCCACCGGCGGGAATGTCGCTGCGGCATCCCCGCCGCCGGCGGCCACGCCCGACACCCATCGCCCGCGCGCCTGGCTTGCACCGCGCAGCGGCTGGCTGCGCTGACAGGAGGACGTGCATGGACCCGACCGTCCTTGCCTGGGCGCTGGCGCAGCCTCCTGGCAGCCAGGCTGCCGTTCTGGCCTCGGCCTATACGGGCGGCACCACGCGCGTGACGTTCGAAGGGCGGACCGTGGAATACCGCAGCCTGGATGAGTTGGCGCGGGCGATGGCGGCGCTGCGCGGGGCGGAACTCACGGCCGCGCGCCGCCCGTCCGTGACTCTGGCCAGCTTCTCGCGCGAGGGGAGCAGGTGATGGGGCGCCTTCGTGACGCCTGGAACGCGCTGCGGGGCTATGCCGCGGCGCAGGACCACCGCGCCTCGGCCTGGACGCCGTCTGGCGGCAGCGCCAACGCCGAGGTCGGCATGGCCGCAGCCACGGTCTCCCGCCGCGCGCGCGACGCCGTGCGCAACGACCCCTATGCCAGCCGCATCGTCGATCTCTGGACGGGGAATGCGGTCGGCGCCGGCATCACCACACGCTGGCCCGACGACGCCCACGGCCGCGCCTGGCAGCGCTGGGCGGAGAGCACCGCCTGCGACGGCGAAGGGCGGCTCGACCTCTACGGCCTGCAGGCGCTGGTCATGCGCGCCGTCGTCGAGAGCGGCGAATGCTTCGTCCGTTTCCTGATGGTGCCGACCTCGGCCGCGAACCCGATCGGCCTGCGGCTGCAAGTGCTGGAGAGCGACCACCTCGACACGGCGCGCAACGGCATGCTGGACGGCGCCGCGACGATCCAGGGCATCGCCCTCGGCGAGGCCGGCGAGCCGGTCGGCTACTGGCTGCACCGGGTGCACCCCGGCGCGGCGTGGATCATGCCCGGCGCGACCTGGCAGAGCAGCCAGCGCGTTCCCGCCTCCGACGTGCTGCACATCTATCGCAAGCGCCGGCCCGGCCAGCTGCGCGACGTCTCCTGGCTCGCGCCCATCCTCCTGCGCCTGCGCGACCTTGGCGACTACGAGGCCGCGCTGCTGATGAAGGCCAAGATCGAGGCATGCCTCGCCGCGGTGGTGACGGAGGAGGGCGACGAGGCGCTGACCGGCGCCGCGGCTGGTCTGCTCCGCGACGCCCAGGGCCGCACCGTCGAGAGCTTCGAGCCGGGGATGATCCTCTACCGCCGCGGCATGGGCAGCGTGGAGGTGGTGAACCCTTCGGGCGGGGGATCGCATGCGGCCTTCGCGCGCCGCGCGCTCGAGGCCGCCGCGGTCGGCGCCGGCCTGACCTACGACCAAGTCTCCGGCGACCTCAGCCAAGCGAACTACTCCAGCCTCCGTGCTGGCAAGATCGAGTTCCGCCGCCTCTGCGAGCAGGTGCAGTACGGGATGCTGATCCCGATGCTGGTGCGCCCCATCGCCGAGCGGTTCCATGCCCAGGGCGCGCTGCTCGGGCTGTGGGGGGCCGAGATGCCGGACGGCGTCAGCCACGTCCCGCCGGCGCATGAGATGATCGACCCGCTCAAGGACACCACCGCGCTCATCGCCCAGGTGCGCGCCGGCTTCGTGCCGCAGCCCGAGGCGGCCGGCGCCTTCGGCTACGATTTCCGCGCCGCGGTCGAGATGATCCGCGAGGCGAATGCGCTGCTCGACGAGGCCGGCATCTCGCTCGACACCGATCCGCGCCGCGTCGCGAAGTCCGGCGCCGCCCAGGACGCGGCCCAGCTCGCCGCGATCGAGATCGCCGCGACGGGTGCGGCCGCACCTCCACGCTCCAACAGTGAGGATCCCCGGTGATGCTACATGTCACCTGCTGCGCCGCGCCGCGCGACACCTTCGGCCGGCTGCTCTCGCCGCTGGAGCCGGCCGATGGGCTGCTGTTCGCTGTCACGCTCGCGCCTGGCGAGACCAGCCCGCCGTTGCCCCCAGGCAGTGGGCTGCTGACGCTGGTGGCGACCGTCCCGGCGCGCGTCGCCATCCTGGCCGAGGAGCAGCAGGGGCCGCCGCTGGAACGGCTGCTGCCGGCAAACGAGACGCGGGTGCTCGAGGCGCGCGCCGGCCTGCGTGTCACCTGGACGCCGTTCGCTCCCACGCGAACCAGCAACAGCTGCCGCACCGTCAGCCCGGCGGTCTGATCTCTCCACCCGGAGCATCCCATGTCCGATGCCTTGTCCGCAGGCGAAGCTTCGCCGGAGGGTGCTGCTGCGCCGGTGATCGCGCAGCGCGCCCTGACCGCACCTGCCACCGTCGATCGTGCTGCACGCACGGTCGAGGTAGTGTGGTCCACCGGCGCCCGCGCCCGGAACTTCGTCCCCGCCCTGGGCCTGATCACCGAGGAGCTGGAGATGTCGCCGAACGCAGTGCGCATGGAGGCGCTGCGCTCCGGCCGCGCCCCGGTGCTCGACACCCATCGCCGTGGCGGCGCCCGCGACGTGCTCGGCCGCGTGACCGCCGCCCGCCTCGAGCGCGGGCGGGGCTACGCGACGCTGCAGTTCTCCACCGCCGCCGATGTCGAGCCGGTCTGGCAGCGCATCGCCGACGGGACGCTTCGCGCGGTGAGCGTCGGCTATCGCGTGCACCGCTACGAGCCGCGGCCGGATGCCGCGACCGGAGAGACCATCCACCGCGCGGTGGATTGGGAGCCCTTCGAGATCTCCGTCGTGCCGGTCCCGATCGACCGTGACGCGAGTGTGCGAGGCGAGGCGCCGCAGGGCGCGCCCGCCGTCGCGATCGAACCCGCCCTGCCTGACGAGGAACCCACCATGCCCGAGACGACGCCGGAGACCCCGGCAGCCCCGCCTGCGGCGCCGCCCTCCGCCGCGCCGTCCACCACCACGACCCAGGAGACCACCGTGACCACCACGCCCAACGCCCCGGCGCCGGAACCGACCCGCGCCGCGCCTCCAGATCTCGACGCTATCCGCGCTGAAGCGCAGCGCGCCGAGCGCGAGCGCATCGCCGCCATCGACGCGGCCATTGAGGCCGCGCGCGCCCTGGTCCCCGCCGACCGCATCCTGCCGATCCGCACCGAGGCGGTAGAGCGCGGCTGGTCGGCCGACCAGGTCCGCCGCGCCCTGTTCGACCTCCTGGTCACGACTGCGCCCAGGCCCTCCGTGCCGGCGCGGCCGGAGACTGGTCCCGGCCACGACGACCCCGCCATGCTGCTCGACGCCATGGCCGAGGCGCTCGCGGCGCGCTCCATGCCCGGCTACCAGCCGCAGGGGAATGGCCGCCACACCGAGTTCCTGGGCTGGCGCCCCTCCGACATGCTGCGCGAACTGCTCTCCCGCCGCGGCGACCGCAACCCGCCGCGCAACCCGACGCTGCTCGCCGAGCGCGCCTTCCACACCAGCTCCGACTTCCCGGCGCTGCTCTCGGCGGCTGCCAACAAGATGCTGCTCGCCGCCTACCAGCCCGCGCAGCCGACCTACCGGCAGATCTTCCTCCGGCGCGACTTCCGCGACTTCAAGCCGCACCGCCACCTGCGCGTCGGCGACTTCCCGACCCTGCTGCCGCTCATGGAGAACGGCGAGATCCAGGCCGGCACCATGTCCGAAAGCCAGGAGATCGTCCTGCTGCAGACCTTCGCGCGGCGTATCCGCGTCACGCGGCCGATGCTGGTGAATGACGATCTCGGCGCCTTCACCGATTTCGCCGCGGCGAGCGGCCGGCGCGTCGCCGAGTTCGAGAACGCCACCGCCTATGCCCTGCTCAACTCGGCGAATGGCGACGGCCCGACGCTGACCACCAACAACGCGCCGGTGTTCGGCACCGGCCCGGCACGGGCCAACAAGGCGGGCACGGGCTCGGCCCTCGACCTCGGTGGGCTCGCCACCGGCCGCGCTGCCATCATGCGCCAGAAGACCCTCGACGGGCTGCCCATCTCGATCGGCTCCTCGATGCGGCTCCTTGTCGGCCCGAACCAGGAGCTCGCGGCTCGGCAGCTCACGGTCAGCGTCGCGGCGACGCAGACCTCGAACGCGAACGTCTTTGCGGGCTTCGTGCAGCCGCTGGTCGAGCCGCTGATCCCGGCCAACCGCTGGTATCTGTTCTCCGATCCGCTGGCGTCGCCGGTCTACGTCTACGGCTACCTGAACGGGGCCGAGGGGCCGCAGGTCACCACCGGCCCGGTCTCGGGCGTCGATGGCATCGAGGTCAGCGTGATCTTCGACTTCGGCGTCGGCGCCATCGACTGGCGCGGGGCCTGGTTCAACCCGGGGACGTGATCACGCAAAGCCCAGGAACACGGCGAGGCTGCGGTTCAGCGCCACGGCCTCGTCGTCGCTGATCCGGCCGATCGTCTGTCCGATCCGGTCGCGCCGCACACTCGTCAGCTTGTCGACCATGATCCAACTGGGGGCCCGCAACGGGAGCCGTGCGCTCGGCGCCAGCGGCAACCGCAGCAGCGCCGCGTCATGCTCCACCGTCGTCACCGGGCAGACTACGACGCTCAGCGTCTGGTCGTACAGGTCGGACTGCACCACCACCGCGGGACGGGGCTTGCTCGCGTAATCCCCGCCGCCGCGATCGGCGACGATGACCACGTCACCGCGGCGCATCGGATCCGGGGATGTCGTCCTCGTCGTCGGGCCAAGCCGAGTTGCGCTCGATGAAGCCCATCACGTCCTCGAACTCGGCACGATCCGCGTCGACCAGCCGCGACTGCCGTCGCGCCTCCTCGGCAAAGCCCGGGGCGCGGGTGTCCGGCACCCAGATCTGGATCGGGCGTAGACCTCGCTTGCGCAGCTCCGCCCGGTGGGCGGCCACGCGCTTGCGCACTTCGGACGTGGCCATCGGTACCTCCTTTGGTCGTTACATGTAACCGGCCGGCCAGCCCCATTCAAGGCCGCTTTCTCCCTCCCACAGCAGGAGTACCCCATGCGCAACTGCATCCGTCCCGACGCCCGCTCCATCCCCATGGTCGTGCCCTATGCCGGCGGCATCCTCTCCGGCCAGGGGATGCTGGTCGGCGCGTTCTTCGGGGTGGCCGCATCGGACGCGGCGCAGAACGACACCGTCGAGTGCGAGACCCGCGGCGAGTTCGAGCTGCCCAAGGAACCGGGGCAGGCCATCACGGCCGGAGCGCGGCTGTTCTGGGATAACACCAACCGCCGCCTCACCACCACCGCCACGGGCAACTTCCAGGTCGCCATCGCGACCGCCGCCGCCCTCGCCGCCGATCCGACGGTGCGGGTGATGCTGGCCCGCGTGCCGGCCTCGGGGGCGTGAGCGCCTTCGACGCCGCGATGGCCGCGCTGATCGCGGATCCGCACCTTGCCGTGGAGGCGATCTATCGCGCGGGAGGCACCGGCGATCCCGTGCCGCTGCGCGTCTTGCGCTCCTCGCCCGATCGGGTCGCCGATGCCTTTGGCACGTCTATCCTCCAAGGCAGCGACATCCTCGTTGTGCCCGTCGCCGCGCTGCCCGACTGGTCCGCCGGCGACAGCTTCACCCTTGGCAGTGACGTCCTCACCGTCCAGCACGCCGAGCGCGATGCGACCGGCGCGGCCTGGCGCGTCCTCTGCCAGCGATAGAAGGCCTCCATGCCGCAGCACAATCCGAGCCACTGGACCATCCTTCTGGAACTCGCCGCCGGGGCAGCAGCCGGCCTTGCGGGAGGCCTGGTGCGGTGGAACCACCCCGAGCGCCGTCGCGTCGGCTGGTGCCTCGCCTGGGAGCTCCCCTCGGCCGCGCTGGTGGGCAGCGCGGGCTATGCGCTGGGCGGGCTGATGGAGCTCAACGAGTACGGCCGGTTCCTGTTCGCCTTCGTGTTCGGCTACCTCGGCCAGGCCGCGCTGCACGACCTCGCTGTGGCGCTGATCCGCTCTCGCGCGGGGATCCCGCCGCGAGACCCGCCTCCGCCGGCATGAGGCTCGTGGCAGCGATCACCGGCGATCTGCGCCAACTACTCGCCGCCGAAGTGCGCGCGGGCGAGCGCGCGGCGATGGCCGCGATCCGCGCCGAGACGGAGCAGGTGAAGGCCGAGCTCCGCCAGCAGGTGACGAGTGCCTTCGGCGGCAACGCGCGCGGCGTGGCCAATGCCTGGCGCTCGCAGGTCTTTCCGACGTCGGGGGAGTCGCTTCGGCCGGCGGGGCTGGTCTTCACGAAGCTTCCCGCCGTCATCGACGCCTTCGAGCGGGGCGTGCTCATCCGGCCCAAGGGCGGCCGGAAGTTTCTGGCCATCCCGACCGGCTTCAACCGCCAGGGCGGGCGGCGCGGCGCCAAGCCTCGCGTCACCCCGGCGCAGATGGTCGCCACCAAGCAGGCGTTCATCCGCCCCTTCAAGTCAGGCCGCGGCTTCGTCTGGTGCCTGCCCGTGCGGCAAGGCGAGCGCACAGGTCGCGGGCGCGCGCCGCTGATCGCTGGTGGCATCGTTGCGGTGGCCACCAGCCGGCGCAAGGGCGCGGCGGCCTGGCAGCAATCGCTGCTCGTCCAGGGCTTCGTGCCGATGTTCCTGCTGCTGCCGCAGGTGGCGCTTGCCAAGCGGCTGGACGTGAAGGGTGCCGCCGAACGCGGGCTGCGCCGCCTGCCGCGGCGCTTCGTGGCGGCCTGGGAGCGCGAGAGCGGGAGGACAGCCGCATGAGCGTCCGCGAAGCCGCCATTGTGGCGCTGCACAGCCGGCTTCAGACGCAGCTGGCGCTTCGCAATCCGCCGCCGCTGGTGCTGCGCGGCGAGACCATCCCACAACGCCTGCCGAACGGAGGGCTGGTCGTGGTGCGTGACGGCGAGACCACCCAAGAGACGCCAATCCTCTCTCCGCTCTCCTGGGGGATCGAGCACCGCGCGGAGGTGGAAGTCACTGTCGCAGGCGCGACGCCCGCCGCGCGCG